ATTCGAGCAGATTTTTCTTTCAACATTGCGATGCTCTGCTCTACTTCATCTGCACTGTTGCCGTCAATCAAGTCAATCAATTCAGGAACAATATTGTCCCGCTCTTGCTCAACTCTTTGTTGACGATAATTCATAACTTCTTGGAACTTACGTTCCTGTTCTAATAGAGCAAAGGCACGTTCTCTCTCAAGACGCTCAGCCTCTAATTGAGACTGAAATTCTTGCTCCTTCTTTTTTAGGAGGTCTTTAAAAGAAAGTTCAGATTCCTCTTCTTCTTTCTTTTGTGCTTCTTTGCGAACTAACTCTTCAGCAACACGTTGTTCACGTTCTGCTTCTTTAGCGGCTTGTTCTTCACGAGCCTTCTTTAAAGATGATAGTTCTTCTTTCATCTTTTCCATCTGAGGGTATAACTTTGCTTTCTCTTGTTCACGAGCCTTAGCAATGTCTTCTGCGCTATACACAGAACCTACCTCACTTGGATTTTCTTGTGCTGGTATTGCTGCCAGAATTTCTGGTGACAATAGATCAGCGGTTTCTACTGTATTTTCCATAGATTTCACTTATCTTTCTTGGGTCGTTGTCCGAATGCCTTTCGGCGTATCACTGGTTTTTAACAAGATAATTGCAGTCTATTAAACTGCATATGTCTCGGTAAAATCTGATTTTACATCAGAATTTTAATTAATCCCTGTCTACTGTTCTTCTTTGTGGAATTTTTGTTCCATAAGCGTCAGTGACAAGTTTGTTTCTTATCTCAGCCTCTGCTTCAACTTCCATGCCTTTTGTTTCTTGACTGGCTGGATTTAAAGGATTATCAGCATCTTGAGGGCCCTGCATTCCGTCACCCATCATGTCTCCATCACCTATAACGGTAGGCTGCATTGGAATAGCACTATTACCATCGGGTCCTGGCATCATGCCAGTCATGTCCATAATCTGTTTTTGAATTTGAATTTTTATAAGTTGTAGAGCACCATCAGCCTCAGCATCGGCCATGAGTTCTTTACGAATTTCTTGCAACTTCTCTTCAGGGAATTCTTCACCAAGTTGACGTAATGCACCCTCTTTAGACTCAAGTCCCATACCCAATTTAGTTTGAAGTTCATTAAGAACAATTAGTTTATCAAGAGGTAGAGGTTGTGGAAACTGTGCATAGTTAATGTAAGTAACGGGATCATTAGGATCTAGTTGTGGATACTGACCTTCTTTGATTGGTCCATCTTCATCTGGATTATAAATAAATGTCTGTGGTTCTTTAACTGCAAGAGTCTTCATTACTAATTCGTTTATCTTTTCTAAACCTTTACCATACTGTGCAACTTTTTGGGAGTAACGATTCATCAATGGTTGGTATTGAATAGAAAGAGCAACGCCAGAAGTATTTGAAATTGGTTGAACTTGTCCCAGTGCGGTTTCTGGAATGTTCATGAGTTCATGCATTGAGCGCTTTAATAGTTCTAGGTACTTTAAGGCTCCGTCTATACCTTGTGCACCACCTTCTAAGTTGAAGACTTGAGCATCTTTTGGAAGACCGCCCCAAACCTTCTTAGCGCCTTTTTCTAAGTTAGAGGCTTTAGCACCCACGATTACCGTTACTGGCGATGCGTGGTAGTTAATGATGTCTGCAACATCAGTGCTAATTTCGTTATATGCACGGTTTATAGTGATGATGTCGTGTGCGTCCGAGAGACCCCACGGTGATCCTGAAACAGGAACATTAGGAATATGAACTACAGGAATTACGCCCAAAGGATTTGGACGTGAATCAATTAGTTCATCATTTACGTACTCTTCAATAATGTCATCAGTAAGAATTTCAGTATAAGTAAATACTTGACGAGTACCTTCTAAAGATGTACCCCAGAAACGATATTTTTGTTTAAATCTTAAAAGTCTATTTCTATCATGTGGATGAAATTCTGGAAAACAGAAAGAGGAGTTCATAGGAAGAATACGAACACGACCAGGATGTAATAATCCTGCAGAGTCTGTCCAAGGTTCTTCGTATGCTACTTTAACAAAACAATCTCCTGTAATTCCGCCTTGCTGTCCCATTTCAAGTAGGACACGCATCTTGTCATTATCTACCGTCCAAACCCGTTCCAACCTGTCAGGTACAATCGCTTCAGTCGCTTTCGGAGACCTATAATGAACCCCACGACCAAAAGTAAAACGGGAAAGATAATCATTAAACGCCCGATAGTAGTTAACAGCAATTTGCATTTCGCCTTGCTCACGACGGTACCCCCAATGGTGACCTAGATACATTGCCCAATTTAATGAATAACGGTTTAGGCGAGGACCATGAACTTCAAATTCTTCGTCAGCAAGTTCTACTAATCCAAGTGGAGAAATAGAAATAGTTAAATCAGATGATGCCGCTCTATATGACGGCGGACTAAAGTCCAAAAATGACATTACTTCTTGCCTTTATCTTTTTCTTTTTTAGAATTCTTTGTGTCTTTGTTACTTTCACGTTCTTTATTTTTTGCGTTCTCTTGTTTTTTCTTAGCCATATTTGCCCGACGACTTGCTTCAGTTGTTTCAACATACTGTCCGCCTGCTTGTTGATACTTTTTACTTACCCATGCCGATGCTCCAGGATTTGGATAGTTAGAATATTTTGCTCGTGCTTGAGCAACAAACATCGCATACAGTTTTGGGTTAGCAGGTTTACGCATTTACGTCTCCTCCGTAGATGACCAATCTCCGCTCATACCTTATAGTATGAACGGAGTTGGGTGTTAATAAGTAACTTAGTCGTTTACGACTGTTGGGGACTGACGTTGAGTCCGTCCACCTGAACGAGCAACTGTCTCAATCTGTGCTGCTGAGTAGTCGTTCATTGTTCCATGAGCAAACTCACCAAGAAATGTTGGTGCTTCTGTCCATGATGCAGAACCTACGTGAGCACGTTCTGCAAGTGTTTCTGCAGCAGGTTTTGTATGAACTGGTGCATTACGATTTGGACGACCTGCAGCGACGGCTGAACCTTGTTGCATTCCTAATTGAAAATCGTTTGGAATATCGGTATCAGTTGCGACACCCTCTTCAAAACGTAGTGGTCCACGGCGAGTTGCATTATCTGCACCCTTGCGCTCATAAACCTGTGGTGCACGCTCTGGGAAGCGAGGTGCTGGTGATATTGTCATTTATGACTCCTTAAGGATTGAATTGGGAAAGGCCTTTTCCTTGGTAATAGTTTCCACCCTTTTTAGGCTTTTGTGTGGTTTAACTAGAAAAAAGGATTACTAGAAGCAACAACCTCGGGCATTACTAAATCTTGTGTTAAAGAACATGCTATTCCCAAACTATCTACAAAGTCATCATGGGCGTACGATTCGTCTGGAGCAGCAACTAAAAAGTTTGGTCCCTTATATTGAACCTCAGCATCAACCATTTGTTGATAAAAACGTTTCCAAGTACGTAAACGCCTAGTTTTTGCATGGGCAGGCCAAGCAATCATTTTCCGTTGAATTAAGGCTTGTAAATGTTTCCATCTCTTAGACTGTTCAGATGGACTAGATGTTAGAGACATAACCTCTGCTCTTGGCAATAAAAGTTTTAAACGCTGGGCTACAGCATCTCCTACGCCGTTAGCATCTACACCAACTGCAAGGACATCGTAGTTAGACAAAAAGTTTACGATTTGAAAGTACTGTTCTTCCCAATCATCTCCTTGCATTTCTAACCAGTTAAGGATCCGATGATCAAAATAACCAAACTCGTCAGGACGATCCCAATCAACCCAAACAACAGTAACAACTGTACTGTCAGTTTTACGAGCAGGGTCAATGCCGACAACAACTGGGGTTTTGTGCCATACCTTAACAAGTTCTTGAGAAGTGTCACCCAAGTCATCCATAATCGAAGAAGTAACAAACATTCCCCTTTCTAAGAGCCATTTACAGTTGTAGGACATTTGAAACTCATCAGATTCTTCTCCAATACGAAGCATTTCTTTACGAATAAACTTTTCATAGTTTGGATTAAATTTTGCAACATCTTTCCAATCCCATTGAAAATGATTTTGTCTATTACCCTTAGTAGTTTGTCGTCTGCGGTTTAATTGAATAGATCTGTAAAAGTTATTTTTACTTGTAGTTGGAGTTCCTGTTTTAACCATAGTTCCTGCGTAGTAAGCAAGCATGGGAGAAATAGATTTAGATACAACAAAGTCATCTGCTTCTTGACACTCGTCAATAACAATCAAATGAAAAGATTTAGATTCAATCTTTGCTCTTGGGTTTGCGGTCATCATAGTAATTGTTGAACCAGATTTTTTTAATTTTATTTGTCTAGTAACACCACCGACACGAACCGCTGAGTCGTCAATTTCAACATCTCCCATAATATCTACGGCTCTTTCAGATGTTAGACGAGTTACAGCACGACCAAACAAAGTTTCAGCCTGAGACTCAGTTGGTGCAAATAAACCTACCCAAACACCGTCTTTAAATTTACCTAACAAATCTGGGTATAACTTTGCAAGGCGAGGCAACAGAATCATTAGTGTTGCTACGGTGTCTGCAACAGTCTCAGATTTACCAGATTGACGAGAGGCTAAAGCAGTTACCTCTTCACCATCGTTAATAATTACTGATTCCATAATACGACGGGCTAATGGTTTTTGATAGGGGTGTAAATCATGTCCAACAAGAACTTTTAAAAAGTCCATTATTTTATCTATTAAGGTATCTACAAACTTTTGCGATAGTTCATCAAGAAAATCTTCTACAGTATCTTCAACAGGTTTTTCTTCAGCCTGATAGAACTCAGGATTAATTTCTTCAAATTTATCTTTATCGTAGTTAGATTCCATGGTGTCCTTATTAAACAGCGAAACCCATCACTAAGGATGGGTTAACGCCTGACCTGTACTGTAAGAGAGTAAGACAGTTAATCATAACATAGTTTTAGAACGTCGCTTTAGTTCTTTAGCAATTGCGTGAAATGCTTCAGCACCCATTAAAATTTCATCTAAGTCTGCTTCACTCTGTTGTCTTTGCCAAATAGTAATGTGCTTTCCAATCGTGTACATCGACTGCTCCATCCATGAGATCAAATCTGGAGTAGGGATTGTTGCCACCCGCTTCTCGATCCGAGTCTGGGGCTGGTGTCCATCCTGCTTCTTCCGTAAAATCATCGTAAGTTACTTCCCGCTTTCCTAGTGCCGTGGATAATGCTTCTTCTTCATTTTTTGTACCTGTCCACTTTCCAAACACTAACGCTTTATAACGTGGTAAGCGTACTATAAGTGGGGTAGATGTGCGAAACGGATGTTCAAGTTCTTGAGTCCAACCACGAACAATAAGTTTAAATCCCCATTTAAAAGGAAAGTTTGTTAGTTGTACAAAGCGTTGTGGTCCAATTTTGTGTACCTTTGGCATTACTTCCTTTTCTTAGACTGACGTCCTCCGTAGTGTAACTGAGCAGCACGAGTAAACTTGTAAAACGATTTTCTAGCATTTGCAGAAAGACTAGAGACATCCGCTGCCCCACGAGGCTTGTAATCTAAGAACGTATAAATATATCGACCTTTAGATACTACGGACTTAAATTTTTGCCAATCTCCTGCTGAACACTCATAGTAATTGTAGAAGGTTCCGTCTCTAAACACAACTGTGATAACCTCACGATTACGGTCATAACCTGCAGCAACTGTTCTAGGACGTGCTGGATTGCTTGTACTAGTTGGAACAACTGTTATAGGAGCGGGAGCATCGGATTCCCCAAATTGAGGTCCTTGTTCACCAGGAACAATTAACTCTCCAGTATCATCATCTACATCATAAGATTGACGATAAACAGAGCGGTCTACATAATTTCCGTCAGAGTCTATGTAATAAACATCGCCATCAATATTTGGCGCTAGAGCCTCACCTGCTAAATTTACTGATTTACTGACGCCACTGTAGTAACGCATTGTGTCATTTGCTTTAGTTAAAGATATAAATTCATTGTATTCACCAACAGAACTTGCTGTTGGAAGACCTGCAAACATTCCAGTTCCTGGACCTGTTATTTTAGAAATTCCTGAAGTTTGTTTAGAGCCTAAACCGTAAAACGCTCCTAATAATTCTTGAGCAGAAGGAAGAGCAGCCCGTTTATTACGACGAGCCGCTCCTCCACCTGCAATACGTGCCATTTGTCTATTTAGACTCCGATTAAGATGCTGCTGCGAATGGTGTAATTGTTACTGCTGCACCTACAGAGATGTTGTTTGCTCCTGCTGCAACTGATTGAGTCTTTATAGTTCCTGCAACTCCAACAACGGTTCCAGAAAGACCAGATGCGTTATATGAAGTAGTTGCAGTTGTTGTTACGTTAATTTGGTTTGCACTTGCAACAGTAGTAACTGAATAGGTTCCATTGAAATCAGCACTAAGTCCTGCAAGTGTTACTTTTTGACCAATAGAATAGCCGTGACTTGCTACAGCAACTTGAAGAACGGTTGTACCTGCAACACGTTGTAGAGCAGTTACTGTCTTTGCAGCATTTGCTGCTGCTGCTGCAGTTGTTGGAACAAGACTTGCATCTTTCATTGCGTCAGTTGCTTCTGCTGTTGTTAAACCAACTACGCTTGGTACAAGTACGTAATCGGTTGGACCTGCGACATCTTCTCCTGCACTGTTTTCGACAAATAAAGGATATCCACCCCATCCAGATAGAGCGGTGATGTGATTATCTAATAATGGATCAAGACGACCTGGTGTGCCAACTGCACTTACGGCATTTGGACGAACGTCGTTTGGTTGCATAGGAAGATTTCCCCATACAAAATCAATTGCGACTTCACCAGCGGTATCTAAAAGATTACCGTTGTTATTTACTGCCATGTTTTCTTCTTTCTCTAGAGAGGTTTATTTTCCCTATGCGCTTAGGGAACCTTAAAAGCAAGTATCCAAGAAGATAGG